GGCACTGCTGCTGTTGCTGCTACTGGAGACTTTGCTACTGCTGCTCAAGGTACTAAGGCAGATGATGCAGCACCATTAGCATCTCCTGGACTAACTGGAACTCCAACAGCTCCAACCGCAGCTCAAGCAACCAACACAACACAGGTTGCTACTACAGCATTTGTCCAGTCTAACTTAACTGCTGCATTACTTCGCACTGCTCTTGGTATTGTTTCAGCAGCAAACGATGCTGGATCTGGTCTTGCATCTGGAGAGATGTATTTCAATACCACATCTAACACCTACGTACTTGTAGCATAATGGCAAAACCCTCATCCAAAGCTGAATTAAAAGAATATGCTTTACGCAGGTTAGGTAAACCTGTACTAGAGATTAACGTCTCTGATGATCAATGTGATGATGCTATTGATTATACTATTCAGAAGTTTCAACAGTATCATTACGATGGAATGGAGAGAGTATATCTTAAGCATAAACTCACCCAAACTGTAATAGACCGTGCAAAGATTGCTAATGATACCTCATCCACATCAAAGGCAGGTAATGATGCATGGCAAGAAGGTAATGGATATATTGAAATACCAGATCATATACATTCAGTAGAAGGTCTCTTCTCTTTTACTGATAAAGGTACTGCAAACATGTTTGATATTAGATATCAAATGCGTTTGAATGATTTGTATGACTTTACGTCTACACAGTTTTATCATTACTATATGATACAACAACACCTAGGAACAATTGATTTCCTTCTTGAAGGAATCAAACCTGTTAGATTCCAATCAGTGCAAGATAGATTATATCTTGACTTTGACTGGGGTAGTGATGCATTAGTTGATCAATTTATGGTTATCAAATGTTGGAGAGCATTAGACCCTACTACATGGACAGAGATATATGATACTCTCTGGGTTAAAGATTATGTCTCTGCTAAAATTAAGAAGCAGTGGGGTCAGAATCTTACTAAGTTTTCTAATGTCCAAATGCCAGGTGGTGTTACTCTCAATGGAGAGATGATTTATAATGATGCAGTCCAAGAGTTGAAAGACTTGGATGAGAAGTTAAGATCCGAGTGGGAAACCCCACCGCTAGACATGATAGGATGACATGGCACTTAACACGTATTTTACGCAAGGTACAACGGGCGAGCAAGACATGGTTGAAAGCCTTGTCATTGAACAGATTAAGATGTTCGGTAAAAACGTTTATTATATACCTCGTACATTGGTCAAAACTGATAGTGTTTTCGGTGAAGATACTATGTCAAAGTTTGAGGGAGCGTTCGAGATCGAAGCGTATGTAGAAGATACAACTGGATTCCGTGGCGATGGAGATATGTTTTCTAAGTTTGGTGTGCAGATATCAGACCAAGCAACCTTTGTTATATCACGTACAAGATTTACATCAGCAGTTGATGATAATGCAACACTAATAGTGGAGGGTAGACCAAATGAAGGAGACCTTGTTTACTTCCCACTTGCAAACAAAATTTTCGAGATTCAATTCGTTGAGTATGAAGTTCCCTTCTTCACGTTGGGTAAGCAATATACTTGGGGTCTTCGCTGTGAGCTCTTCCAGTACAGCGACGAGGACTTCGATACAGGAGTTGCAGCAGTCGATGCAATTGAAATCGATTACTCCAACGTCATCTCAATCAACGTTGCCGAGGGTGGAAGTGGCGACTTTGTTGCTGACGAGACCATTACAGGTGGAAACTCAAATGTCACAGCTACTGTTAAGAGTTGGAACTCTGCTACGAGACAACTCTTAGTTTACAATCGTAGTGGTATTTTCAGTATACCTGAGACACTTACAGGTGGTACATCCAGTGCAGCATGGACAAGTGCTACATATAATACACTAAATAATACGAATGATGACTCTCAATCTAACTGGGCAATAGAAACTCAGGCAGATGGCATCATTGATTTCTCTGAGGGTAACCCCTTTGGAGAGTTTGGAAATAAAGGAAGTAGCATCTAATGTTAGGAACATATTCATATCATTCTATTATTAAGAAGACAGTTGTCGGTTTCGGCACACTGTTTAATAATATTGAACTGCGTCGAGTTACCAGTGGTAAGACAGAGGTCATGAAGGTACCTCTTGCTTATGGTCCTCGTCAGAAGTTTCTAGCTCGTCTCAACCAAGTGGGTCTTAATAAGACTTCTACTCAGTTGACATTACCTCGTATTAGTTTTGAGATACAAGGATTTAATTATGATGCAACTAGAAAGGTATCACCTACGTCTTACATTAGAAAGACACAGAGTGATGGTAAAGAAAAGAAATCCTTCATGCCAGTACCATATAATTTGAATTTTGAATTGGCAATTATGGCAAAGAATCAAGACGATGGTCTTCAGATTCTTGAACAGATACTCCCAATCTTCCAACCCAGTTTTAATATTACAATGAATCTTGTTGAAGAGATAGGAGAGAAAAGAGATTATCCAATTACATTGACATCTATTGATTATGAAGATGTGTATGAGGGTGATTACGACACACGTCGTACATTAGTTTACACTTTACAATTTGTTGCGAAGACTTATCTATACGGTCCTGTTTCTGATGTCTCTGGTGAGATTATCAAGAAGGCTATTGTGGATTACGCTAGTAAGACAGATAGAACAGCACCACGTGAGGTACGTTACACAGTTGAACCTGATCCAGTCACTGCTGATGCAGATGATGACTTCGGATTCAACGAGATGACTTCCACATTTGTAGATGCTAAAGACTGGAATCCAGTAACGGGGGCAGATGAGTAACTTTGATGGAATCGAAAAAGCATTGGATGTCGAGACTTCGCTCATCCCTAAAGAAAACAAGAAGTTGGATATCGTACCAACGTCAACTAAAGATCAGCTCAAGAAGGATTATGACTACACGAGGGGTAATCTCTACTCCCTTATCGAAAAAGGTCAAGAAGCGGTTGACGGAATCTTGGAGGTGGCTCAAAGTAGTGACCAACCAAGAGCATACGAAGTAGCTGGACAACTTATTAAGCACGTCGGTGACGTTGCAGACAAGCTTGTTGATCTTCAGAAGAAGGTCAGTGATATAGAAAATCCGAAAGGAGTTTCTTCAACAAAAGAGGTTACTAACAACACCATGTTTGTTGGTAGCACAGCAGAACTTGCTAAGTTTCTAAAACAAAAGCAGGATAAATAATCTAGTATAGGTATTTTTAAACCATGTCGGTATTAAATGTAATTGACACACAGACAATCACTGCCTCTGGCAATGGCTATATTGTAGTCAAGTCTGGAGTGCTAAGGGTCTATAGTGCAAGTGCATCTTCTATCCAGATTGATGACGGACCCGCAATCACACTTGCAGCAGGTGTCCCTGAGTTAATCTCATGTGGTAAACCAAAATCCTCACGGATTAAGGCAGCAACTGATGCTGCTACTATGGTCGTAACAGTTGACCACGGTGGCACACCAGCACATACCTTTGCAGTAGGAGACTATATTGCAACTGTTGATGGTGGTGACACAGACGGATTTGTTGCGGCTTTTGAGTCAGCAGTGGGATCTGGAAAGAAAGTAACTGCTATTACAGATACTACTATTACAACTGATTATGATTCATCTAGTGCTTCTGCTGATTATGCAGTATCAAGTGCTGATATTATTGCTGGCACTCTTCCACAAATTCAGAGAGGAATCAAACTCACTGCTGGAAGTGCTAACGTAGTTGTAGAACAAGTACAAATTGTAGGAGGTTAAATGCCTGCTGTTTCTGTTAAACAACAGAGATTTTTTGGATACATGCTTTCCAATCCCGAAGAGAGGAAGAAGGCTGGTATCAAAAAGAAGGTGGCAAAAGACTTCGCATCCACAAAGCATGACGGTTTACCAATGAAAAAAGAAGAACTCCTCACTTTCGAGGCATTCAAAGCACAATACAAAGACAAAGGCAAATTGAGTCAGTCCTCTCAGAGGAAGTCACTCGGTCGTGGGTCTAGTATTAAAGATGGTGCCAAATCATCTGGATATGAAAGTAAGAAGGAGCATCGTGATACTTCTAAGAAGTTGGCAAAGTATCAATCAAAGGGCAGTTACAATGCTCATTTGGGTGAAGCAAAGGTAGACAAAGGTCGTAGTGATTATGGTAAGGCATCTATAAGAAATTATAGAAGGTCAGGTCCAGGTCATGATGATCCTGCAATGTTTGACTCTGAGAATAAGAGGGGTAAGACGATTGACAAACGTAGGGAAGAGCACAAATCACGTCGTGGTGTAAAGGGTGCTAAAGTACCTGCATACAAGGTGGAAGGTACATCTTACGGTCTCTATAAGGGAGATGGTAAGGCAAAAGGTGCGATGAAAGATTATCTTGATAATAAAGCAAAGAAGTTATCAGCAGAAAAGAAGAAACAAAAACCAGAGTATAAAAATAACCCTGCATTTGGTGATCCATCACATCATTCAAATGCTAAGAACAGGGTTAATGAGGAAGGATATGATAGGATGCGAGATGACCGTCTCGTAAAGTATGGTATAGGACATGATGGTTCTGACCGTAAGTCAACCCCTAGTAAACCTAGTGGTAAACAACCTAAAGGTAAAACTGTTTACCAAAAGCAAGCAGAGAAGGAGCACGGTAAAGGTGTTACTGCTCTTGACATTGTTAAGAAAAACATTGAAAAGAAACATGGTAAAGGAGCTATTATGGATACCAAAAAGAAAACTCAGAAGGAAGAAACTCTACACGAAATTTCTGCTGACCTCGCACTGAAGGCATCCAAGAAAGCAGATGTTGAGCGTGGTAAGGCAGCAGCCGCTGGAGATAGAGAGAAAGCAGTTTCTAAAGTTAAACAAGCATCTCGTCTTTATAAAGCATCAGCAGCGAAACGCAAGAAAGAGAATGCTCAGGAAGAGTACACAGTTACTAATGCTGATAAGAAAGGTAACACACCTGCATGGCAGGGATATAAGTCAGGTAAGAAGAATGCCAAGACAGGCAAACCTCTATACAAGGCTGCTGACCATGTGAAGGAGGGTGTTGCTGCTGAGAAGGCAAAGAAAGAAGCAATTCTCAAGCAAAAAGAGGAAGCTAAGGTCGCTTCAAAGAAAAGCTTGACAAAAGAAGGGCATTGGGAGTATCATGAAAAGGAAGGACTGAAGAGATTCTCTGATTTCCTTAGTGAGGGCAACCCTACCACTCGTATGATGGGGAAGTCTAAGACCCAACAGACTGGTAACATCAGTGCTGACAGGGGGACTGACGCAAAAAAGAATAAAGAGTCTCGAAAGGGGCTCGAAAAAGACCTAAAGAAGAAAGGTATCGGCTACAAAAAAGGTGTAGGCGAATACAAATATGATGATGGTTCTAAAGGACGTGAAGTTTCGTATCAAACTTCCCCTGCAAAGGGCATGTCTAAGCGTCGGTTTGGTAAAGTAATGCGAAGACTAGGGAGGAAACACGGTCAAGAATCCGTAATCACCAAGGACAAAAACAAACCTGCAAGGCTTCATGACACTGAGTCTAAGAAACCAAAGCCTTCAGAGAAACTAGGTAAGACCAAGCCTGGTAAGCATCCTAAGGGATATGGTGAGACTTCTGGCACTAAAGTTAGAAGTAAGAATTTGTCCAAGAAAACAAACAAACCGAGTTTCCATTATGGCTGAGCGTAGAAAAGTTTGTAGGTATTGTGGTCTCACTGCCCCTCAAGGACATGCTAGACCTTATACATACATAGAGAAGCACGAGCTTAATTGTGCAAAAAATCCAAATGTAAAACCATGAAATTCTTAACCAAGATTAAAGATTGGGATAAGGCAATGGCAAAGAAACTTCAGGACAAGTTTAACTTGACTGATTATCAGATGCTATGTCTTGCATTCGGTAAAGGTTTTATTCTAGGAGCACTTATTCTTTGACATCTGAGGATGACACGAGAAAAGACCTAAGAAAATCTGCAAAGTTACTTATCAAAAGAGCAAAGAAACATCCTGATTGGTATACACCGCAGGATGTTTATTACGCTAAGTTGATAAAGAAACAAAACAAAAAACTAAAAGGAGACAAACATGACTGAAGATGACTTATGTCATTTATCTTGTGAGGTTGACGATATTAAACTTCTTCATAAAGCACTCGAATCCTATGTCCCTAACGCTGATGAGATCGAGCGTAAGGACGGACTCCAAGATATTTTCAATCGTGTCTTGTTAGACATAGTTTTAAACTCCCCTTCTTTCATTAAGAAGAGTGAGTAGGCAGGTAGAATGGTCTGCATATATTTTACTTCCTTCCAACAGGCTTGAGAAGGTCTATTTTCAGTGTACAAGTAATCTTAGAGAGGATGCAAAGTCAATCTGTCAAGCACGTTTTGGTGTCACGGATGTCAGACAATTAACTCGTCAGTGGTAGTATATACTCATAAATAATTGTGTCGTTTGACACAGTGGAGTTGAAACTATCATGTCCCACTATACGGTTGGCTACCACGATACAAGCCGCAATCACTATGAAATTTGTGAGTATGCAGAGAGTGCATATGAAGCAATAGAACATTCAAAAGAGGATGTCTCCTATCTAGGGGAGCATCCTCATTTTATTGACTACTGCACTATGGGTATGGAACTATGAGTAGAATTAATAAGCATAAGCATGAGATAATGTGGTGGATGAGTAGACTCACCATCATGGCAACTGCATTAGGGTTGTCAGTTAGACTTGCTGCTGAAGCATACGTCTAATGATTGTCTGGAGTGTCATCTGGATGGTTGCGATACTTATCGTAGCAGTAGGTATTGTACTCGTATACATATTTAAGTATGATGAATGGTACCCAAATGGGAAAGATGACACCACCATCTCGGAAGAGTTGTTACAACTTCCGAGTGACGGAAGTAACGAAAGTAGTTGATGGTGATACCATTGACGTAGTAATAGACTTAGGATTTGATATCTATAAGCACGAACGTGTACGTATTGCTGGTATTGATACTCCTGAGAAGAGGACTAGAGATCTAGAAGAGAAGGCACTGGGAATAGATGCTACTAACTGGATGAAAGGTGTCCTAGAAGATACAATCAATGGGGAGCATGAACTCACTATTAGAACTGAACTTAAGGGTGGCATGGGGAAGTATGGTAGGCTTCTTGGTTGGCTCTACGTTGGCGATGATACTGTTTCATTAAATGAACAGATGATTGCTGAGGGATATGCTTGGGAATATGATGGAGGTACTAAGAATAAAAACTTCCATGAGTTAAGAGATATTAGATATGAGCAAGGTACATTAGCACCTCCACCAGATATTGATGAGCTAGTGCCTGAGGGAGATCCCTTACCCGAAGTAGGAGATGGATTACAGTCTACTACTGCTGCTAATTTACCAGGATTATACTAATGTTTGCTGTATTAAATGTCGTAGAAGCATGGAATGAAATCTCATGGGCAGATGCTATCCCATTCATGCTTGTATTAATAGGTCTTTACTGGGTTAAAGTAAAGATAGATGCATCTGTTGGTATCGGTAGAAAGAAACAGAATCAATTGAAAAGGACTATCGTAGAGGCAATCAAAGAAGCCAATGGCTGAAAAGCAGGAGATATATCTAGGTAACCCCAATCTTAAACGGGCTAACGTTAACACTAACTTCACACCTGATCAGGTGCAGGAGTTTATAAAGTGTAGTGGTGACCCCGTTTATTTTATTCGCAACTATATCAAGATCGTTAACCTCGATCAGGGTATAGTTAATTTTGATCTGTACGATTTCCAAGAAGACATGGTAAATCGTTTCCACGACCATAGATTCAATATAGCAAAGCTACCACGTCAGTCTGGTAAGTCTACAGTGGTTACTGCATATCTCCTGTGGTACGCAATCTTTAATGATAATGTCAACATCGCAATCCTCGCAAACAAAGCAGCCACTGCAAGAGAAATGTTGGGACGCTTACAACTTTCTTATGAAAATCTTCCTAAATGGCTCCAACAAGGTGTTGTCAACTGGAACAGGGGAAGCTTGGAATTGGAAAATGGAAGTAAAATC